ACCTTGGCTCTCCAGTCCAACTCGCCCTCCGTTCCTCAACTCGCGTGAGAAACAGGGTAGAGTCCGCTCTGCCCAGGGTGGGCCAACTTAAACCGCCAGAGTGGGCCAATTCATAATGCCAAAATCACCCCCTACCGCTGAGGTACGCGCGGACGCTCTCTGCCACCTCCCACGCCGCTGCCTTCTCTGCCTCCGTCGAGCAGACGCCGGATGGCCGAGGCGGGTCGACATCGACCAACAGGAGACCCGCGTAGTCGATGTGCATGGCCTTGACCGCGTGCTTCGGCTGGCGCTGTATCTTGTTGATCGCACCCGCCGCAACGTGGGGGACGTGGCGGGGGCCGATGTGGTGCAGGCCGTAGTAGAGGCCGGTGGGGTTGTAGTCGCGATCGATCGCACCCGCCGCCGCCGCCATCCGGGGCATGTCTCCGAAAACGCCGGACATAACCTTACCGCCGGGGAGCAGGACGCGGAGTTCGCGGGGCGCCCCGTTTCCGGCGACGAACTGAAGGAACTTGGATGCTTCGCTGAGGTCGAAGTTACACATGGTATTGCGCCCCCAAACGGAACTTGTGGTTGGATACTTCCTTGCCTGCATCCCAGCCGATCTCCAGGTCGCCGGACTGTACCAGGGCGGAGCGGACGCGCGTCACAACGGCTGATCCCCAGCGGGTCGCCCATCCCTTCTTCTGCGCGAGGAGACGCCAGCTCACCCAGCCGCCCTCCTTGACGATCGGCAGCTCATTCTTCGGCGGTCCGTAATAAACGTTGCGGCCCGCCTCGTACTCATCCTCGACGAACTTGAATGCATCCAGGATGGCCCCGGTGACAACACCCTCTTGCGTTTCGGCCTCACCGATCCGGTACACACGGCGGACGCGCTCCTGCCACTCTCCGAACTTGATGGCCGCCTCCAGGCACGGGATCGATACGATGCTCTCCTTCGCCGCCGAGGCGCTGATGAGAGCGACGCGCATAGCGACCTCCTTCACGCGCTTGATCGGATTACCGGCAGCCTCCCGACGCTCCGTGTACGCGCGGAGGAAGGCGTGACCAGCCTTATCGATCTCAGTCGGCCAAGGCTTGAGGTCGACGGCGTTGGCGCGAAACTCGAAGTCCCACTTCCACCCCTGCGGACCGGGACAGATAATCATGCGGTCGTACAGGCCGTGGCCGGTCGCGTGCCCAAACAGCTCGGAGAACTCGGAAGGCTCGATGACCGGGAGGTTCCCGAGGATCGAGACCTGCGCGTTCATCACCCATTTCCCTGACTTGTCAGGGAGGATCGAGAGACGCTGGCCGAACATCTGGCACGTGGTTGGAGCGAGCGTCGAGCCCTCGATGCGGGCCTTGAGCAAGAACGACTTGAACTCGTCCATATAGGCGGTGAAGTATACGAGCGGGGGGACGCATTCCTCACCCTTCTTGAACTTTTCGCCTGCGAGCGAGAACCATCCCCGGTCGGAGACGGGGGTAGCGGGGAGAAAGTGATCGGTACCGGTCACGCCCAGGCCAGCCGCCACACGGGTGCAGGTGGTCGTCTTACCATCACCCTTCGTGCCCAGAAGAATGGTCATGAGAGTTGGCGTGGTGGCAGGGGCCGGATCGTGGACGTTCACGCCCTTGCCCGCAAAGACGGTCAGCGCCGCTGGGTAAGCCCAGCTCATCGGCGCATAAGTGTCCGCCGCGATGTCGGCAAGCGGGCCGTAGAGCGCATCTGCGGGGATGTCGAGCGGGTGGCTCTTGACCGTCTGCACAGGGACATAGTTGACGTGTTTGGCTGGGAGCGGGTCGTACGTGTCCCAGGCGTCGAGATCCTCGAGGGAGGGGCGATGGTTGTCGACTGCGACGGGCTGCTGAGCCGGAAGGTTGAGGACCGGTTCGACCGCAGGCGGAGCCGGTTCAGGAGCCGGAGCGGGCATCTCGATGACCTTGGAAGTGGCGAAGGCGGCAGCGGGGGCGGTGCGGCGGGCGTGGTGGATCGGGGACGTGCTCATGCTGCACCGTTGGTGGTCTGCTGACTGGCCTCTACGGTGGCGGGGTTGGCGGGGAGGATGAAGGCCGAGATACCGTTGCGCTGGATGCGGACGAGGCGTCCCTTCTCGATGAGCGAGGGTACGCCGATCTCCAGCGCGGCACGTCCGCAGCCGGTGAGCAGTTCGAGTTCGGGGTAGGTGAGTGGCTTGTTTTCGCGCTCTGCGACGAGCAGGCAGAGGCGGGCAGTGGGGGTGAGGTCTGGCTTGTGACGCATCTTCCGGGGCTCCTGATTTTGCTTCATGTGGGGTGATACCCGCATGAGGGTGCGCCCGAGATATTCCCTGGAAACTTTTCTGGGAAAATATCGGGCTACACAGGAGCGAAACCGTAGTCGGGTTGTCCGTTTCACTGTGATTTTCGGTAACCGGCGTGGAATGAACGGGTTAGCGATTTTCCGGGAACAGGGTGGTTCGCTGGTGGGGGTCTGAGCAACGGAAGTTGTACGGGGGCGTTCGGGGGGAGGGAGACTCCGCTAACCGGAAGGACGGCACACCCTACTGGACGGAAGACGGACGACGGCACGCGTCTAACCGGTGGACCTTCAGGGGGTGATGAGTCGATGAGTCGGTACATCATCAGCCGGTGGACCGGTAACCCGTTTGGAATGAACCACTTAGGGAATGACGGCGAGGGTGATGGTTTGCCTACTCATCACCCCTAAACCCTTTAGAATGAATTACTTAGTGCTTATATATAGAGAGAGATATATATATTTTTATATAAACTATAAGGGTGTTCGATTACCGTACAGCCCACCGTTTTCCTCTCTCTTTTTACTCATCACCCCTAGTCGTCGAGCTGTAAGCCGTTTATTCTCAATGACTTACAACCGTTTACCCCCGATGAGTCGCCAACTCATCACCCCTCATCACCCTCATCACCGCTACCGGTTGACCGCATGGCTGGATTGACGTTTTTCCGGTTTGAGGCTCCCGCTCCGATCACCCTCGGCTGAACCCCCGGCCTCCGTCTCCGCCCCACCGCATCCGCAACTACGCCGGACTTCGCCGTCTCCGTCACGGCTGCTGACTGCCGTAGCCCACCCCAACGCATTACGCCCCCCCATGGCCTCCGCACGCCCCTTCGCACCCATCGCCCACCCCCGCTGCCACCGGCCCGCCTACGCCCCCCCCTGTCGCATCCCGCCAGGCGTAGACCTCGGGCCGCGCTCCCCGCTGACCGAATCACAGTGAACTGGGGAAACGGACTACGGGATCGGTGTGTAGAGGGACCGATCATGTCCATACGCACCACCCCGCCCGTAACCCCCGAGCCGTCACCCACCACCGCCGCCGAGCACAACCTTCGCCTCGCCACCACTCTGAACCGCGACACCCTTCGCCGCGCCAACCGCCTCATCGACCGCGCCGAGCTCGCCGACAAGGACATGAGCCGCGTCGAGATCGCCAGCCGCAACCCCAAGGCGGTGAACCGTGGCTAAGGCGAAGTCCCCCCGCAAGCCCACCTGGCGCGACTACGAAGACGCCTTGCACCGCACGTTCCCCGCCCGGCCCAACCCCGAGTCCCTTCACCCAGGCGCATCCACGGTCGAGCGTGCGATCACCGGCAATCTCGAAGCTCGCGCAATTATGGACTCGTACGCCTTCCGGTTCCCGGTGACCGTGGTGGAGGTGCTGCCATGAGCGCCGCCCACGCCTACCTCTCCGTCATCGACCACCGCCTCCACCAGCTCGCCGAACGGGAACATGACCTCCGGCGCAACGCCGTCCACATGGCCGCGTTCCTGACGCTCACAGATCCCGCTCAGCGCGACCGGGCGGTCGAGCTATGCATCGCCGCAGGACTCCTCACCACACCCCGCCAGACGTTCACCACGGCGGTCCAGCTCATCATCGCGGAGGTTTCCCATGCGCTATAACGTCGCCACGGCCTATGCAGCGTACTCGCACCAGATCACGACTTCGACCACCAACACCCTCTACCGGTCCATCACGGATTATGCGCTCACTGTCTGCCTCCGCGAGCACGTCAACCCCACCGACGCCGAGGACATCGCGCAGGAGGTCACGATCGCCGTGTGGGCGCGGCTGAACTCGTTCAACTATCGCAAGTCGAGCTTCCGGACCTGGGTGCATCGCATTACGCTCGATCGCATCGCCGATGCACACCGGAAGCAGGCCCGCACCGAACGTGACGGGCAGAAGTTCTTCGATGACCAGGCAGACCAGGATGCATCGGAAGTCGCCCCTCGCGATGACCCACACCGCACCTTGCTCCTCGACATCCGTGACACCGCTGGACCGAGCGCGGACCTGATGGATCGTGTCATCGCCCTCGGGGATGTACCGAAGGCCGCCGCGTCGCTGGACATCACAACTCGTGCGGCGAACCAGCGCCTCAAGCGGGTCGGCGCAAAATATCTTGCGGCGAGTGAGCAGATTGATCTGGGTTAGAGCGGATCAGTATGTAGAGCGGCCCTCACCAGGCGACGGTCGAGATACTCCCCGTGTTTCCCGTCGTCACCCCTCACCCCATCAGGAGTCACCATGACCAACCCTCTCGCAAAGCTGGAAAGCATCGCCGTAGAAGTCGAGCAGAAGACTGCCCTCGTGTTCGGAGACGTTGTCCACGTCAGCTCTGACGTGTTCAAGGTCCTCTGCGATACCAAGGCCATGACCCCGGAATTCCGGGCTGAGCTCACGACGCTGATCCAGGACTTCCAGCCGATCGTGACTGCGCTGTCGCCCATCGTCGTCAGCGAGGGGACCAACATCGCTGCCGACCTGGCTGCCGTTGCCCCAGTGCTCGCCGACCTCAAGAAGATGGTCGCCGATGCCATGGCCTTCCTGCCCACGCTCAAGGCTGCCGTCGCGCAGCTCGACGCCGACATCAAGTAACGTCGTCTACTGCACACGGTCACCGGTGGTCGACGCGGCGAACATCAGGCTCTCCAGATGTCTCGCCAGCATCAACTCAGCGGCTAAGAGAGCCCCGATACCGCGCTTCTCACCAGGCGACGAGTGGATCTCCTTGATGTCTTTGCCGAGCTGATCGTGCGTTCGTTGTAAGTCGCGGATCAAGCCGTGCAGAACTTCGGGGACGCTCTTCATGCGGCCAGTGTAGCAACTACACACCCCACACCACCTCGATCCTTCAGAGACTCCGCCATCCCGACCATCACGCCCAACACGATCACATTGGGCGACTGCCTGGTTGCGATGCATGACATCCCTGACGGCTCGGTCGATGCGATCATCACGGACTTGCCATATGGCACTACGGCCAACAAGTGGGACAGCGTCATCCCGTTAGATCAGCTCTGGTCCGCGTGGAAGCGCATCTGCAAGCCCGGCGCACCCATCATCCTGTTCACTCAGCAGCCGTTCACGACCACGGTCGCGACGAGCAACCTCCGGCAGCTCAAGAGCGAATGGATCTGGCAGAAGCCGCAAGGTACGGGCTTCTTGAACGCGAACCGCTATCCGCTCAAGTCGCACGAGAACATCCTGGTCTTCTGCGATCGGACGCCGCTGTACCATCCGCAGATGTCCACCGGGCACAAGCCCTATAGGGTGAAGCGGGAGAGTGGTCGCCGTTCCACCAACTACGGAAAGTTCGGTGACACCAACACCATCAACATCGACGGTTCGCGCTACCCGATCACCGTCCTCGACTTCAAACCTGATCGCGGACTGCATCCGACACAGAAGCCCGTCGCGCTCATCGAATATCTGATTCGCACTTACACGGAACCGGACGCAGTCATCCTCGACTGTTGTGCAGGCTCCGGATCGACCGCCGTAGCAGCCATCAACACTGGTCGCCAGTACATCATGATCGAGCGCGACGCCGACTATCATCGCATTGCCACCGAGCGCATCGCGAAGCAAACAGTGCCCGTACAGACGGCGACCGAAGACGCGGCCTAGCTGACATGCCTACCCGACCGCCGAAGCCATGCGGACGCCCTGGATGCGCTGCCCTGGTCACCGGCACACGCTACTGCACGGACCACGCCGCCGACACCAAACAGGCCGACCGGTGGCGAGGATCAGCAGCGAGTCGAGGCTACGATCACGAGTGGTCGAAGCTCCGGATACAGGCACTCAAGCGCGACTACTTCCTCTGCCGAGGCCCGTTGTGTAAAGCAGCCAGTCGAGTCACTCCGGCCCGCGACGTGCATCACCTGATGCCGATCCGGGTAGCGCCTCACCTTCGCCTCGATCTCTCCAACCTGCTCAGCGTCTGCGGCGAATGTCACGAACACCTCGAAAAGCAGGCGGCGGGATGACCAGCATCGACCATGACCCCTCCAGGGGGTAGGGGGGTCGCCTTTGTCGAGGTCGACCGAAAAGCCGACCCAGCATCGGTCAAATTTTCACATCTGCAATTCCTACAATCGCCGATTTTCGTCAACATGCCCAAACCCCGACTCAGTTTCGACCAGGCCCAGGCACGAGGCTCCGAACAGGTGAACGCGGGACGGTTCGCAGACCGCAAGGACGCGCCACCCACGACCGGCGTGATCGGCCCTCCTCCGAAGTCACTCAGCGCCGCCGAGAAAAAGATCTGGAAGGAACTGGTCTCGACTATCCCCGCCGGTGTCGCCGGTGAGTCGGACCGCATCTCGGTCGAGATCGCATCGCGCCTCCTTCATCAGTTCCGGACCAACGGGCACACAATGCAGAGTTCCCGAATATCGCTGCTGATGGGGATGCTCAGCCGTCTCGGCCTTGACCCCCAGGCACGCACCCGCCTGCACATCTCGCCACCGGCGGAGCCTAAGCCAACAGACCCGCTGGCGGAATACATGAGCGCGATGACGTATGACCCGGACCACGTACAGTGATCGCGCACACGCCTACTGTCGTCGCGTAGTCGACCGCCAAGAGCTTGCGAGCAAGTGGATCATCCTCGCCGCCCAACGCCACCTCGACGATCTCGACAAGCCGGTCACCGATGCGTGGGAGTGGTACTACGATGCCCCTCGTGTTGAGCGGTGCTGCTCATTTATCGAGTCCTTGACCCTCTCGAACGGCAACCCCTTCAAGCTCTCCGACTGGCAGGTATGGCTCGTAGCATCCCTGATCGGATGGGTGAACTCCGAAGGCCTCCGCAAGCACATCGAGGCCCTGATCCTGGTTCCCAAGGGCAACGGCAAGAGCCCACTCGCCTCCGCCCTCGGCCTCTGGTTCGCATTCTTCGACGGGCGTCGTCATGCAGAGGTTTACTGCGGAGCACTCAGCAAGACGCAGGCACATGAGGTCTTCACCCCGGCTCGCAACTACGTGGACAACCAGCCCGCTTTCGAGCGTATGGGGATCACGGCACAGAAGACAAGCATCTTCTCCGCCTCCGGATCACGCTTTCAGCCCGTCATCGGTCGAGGCCGCCACGGAGCCCGCCCTTACCTGGCCATCCTCGACGAGTTGCACCAGGCCATCAACGCCGACCTATACGGAACGTTCAAGACGGGCTGTAACAAGACGCTCAACAGCCTCCTGCTCGTCATCTCCACCGCCGGTGTCGCATCGCAGGACAACCCGTGCTATCTGCTCCAGGACCGCGCACAATCTGCCCTGCAAGGCACGATGCCGGACGACCGGCTGTTCGCCGCGATCTACTGTGCCGACGAATCAGTCGAGTGGAACTCAGACGCAGCCCTTCGGATGGCGAACCCCAACCTCGGGATAAGCAACGACGCCGTCAAGCTACGTCTGGCCATCCAGAACGCGGCCCGGTCCCCCGCCGAACAGAACAACGTTCGGGCGATGCACTTGAACCAGTGGATGACTGCCTCCTCCGCATGGCTCGACCCATCCGAGTGGCAGGCCTGCTTCGACCCCGACCTGACCGAGGACAAGGTGAGACACCTGCCTTGCTGGTTCGGCCTGGACGTTGCGCTGATCCACGACCTCACCGCCGTCGTCCGGGTCTACCGCGATGACTCACGCGGAGACAAGCCTCACTACTACGCCTTCGCCCATTGCTACTTACCGGAGCAGGCCCTGGCCAACCCGGCCAACGCACAACTCCAGCTCTGGTCATCGCAGGGACTCATCACCGCGACCGAAGGTTCGGAACTAGACCTCGCAGTCTTACGTGCGGACATCATCGCCGCCGTCCCGACATGCAAGTTCCAGACGCTCTGCTACGACCCCACTTTCGCCCGGGACATCACCCAGACGCTTGAAGTCGCGCATAACATCGCCCGCGCCGAGATCCCTCAGAAGTCTCTGCCGCTCACGCCACCCATGCTTGAGCTTGAGGCCGCGATCAGCGGTCGACGAATCCACCACGACGGCAACAAAGTCCTCGCCTTCTGCCTGGCGAACATGAAGACCCGGAAGTATCCCCAGGGAAACTTCGCGGTCCCTTCACACGACCGACCCGAAGCCAAGATCGACGCGGGAATGGCTCTCCTGTTCGCCATGCAGCAAGCCTCGCTGATGCGCCCGGCACCGGCCCCAACCTTCAAGCCCTTCTTCATATAGCGACCAACTTTGAACCTATTCTCCATCTTTCGCCGCGAGCGCCGCTCCAACCAGCCGAACGCCACTGGTCTATTCGCGGCGGCCTGGGACGTTCTCAGCAACACGCATGGCACGCCCAGCGGAGAACCGATCAACGAGACGATCGCCCTGCAACACGTCTCCGTGTACGCCGCTACCCGCATCATCGCGGAGAGCGTCGGGTCGATGACGCTGCGCACCTATCAGCGGCTGCCACGCGGACGTAAGGAAGCGGTCGACAACCCCATCCACCGGATGCTCTCGATCTCACCCAACGATGAGATGAGCGCACCCGTGATGTGGGAATCGGTCGCCGGATGCATGGCGCTCACGGGCAACAGCTACGTCGAGATCCTCCGCAACAAAGAAGGGTCGCCGGTCGGCTTGTACCCGCTTCACCCGCGCATGACTGAGCCGGTACGTCTTCCCACCGGCAAGCTCGCGTTCAAGACCGCCGTGGGTGTCACGAACGGCCAGACGCGCATCATTGCCTCTGCCGACATGCTCCATTTCCCGCTGTTTAGCTGGGATGGCCTCAAGGGGCTCTCGCCGATTCAACAGGCGAAGGATGCCATCGGCCTGGCACGCGCCGCCGAGAAGAGCGCCGCCCGCTTCCATGGCAACGGCTCCCGCCCAGGTGGTCTGCTCACACCCGTTGGTCAGGTTGATCCGACTGAGCTGAACAACTTCCGTGAGTTCTGGGAACGAGCCAACTCCGGTGAGAACCAGGGCCGTGTGGGTGTCCTTCCTCAAGATTGGAAGTACACCGCCCTCGGGCTCTCCCCTGAAGAGAGTCAGTGGCTTCAAACTCGTCAGCTCAGCCGCACGGACATCGCCGCGCTCTATCGGCTACCACCATCCATGCTGGGCGACACTGCCCGCCTGTCGAACGCGAACCATGAGCAGCAGTCTCTCCAGCTCGTGACCGACACGCTTCGTCCCTACCTGGTGCGGATCGAGAAAGAGATCGCCCGCAAGCTACTTCCGGACGACGGTTCTATCTTCGCCGAGTTTGATGTTTCAGAGAGGCTCAGAGGTGACTTCAAGAGCACGATGGATGGCTTCGCCGTCGGTAAGCAGTGGGGGTTTTACTCGACGAACACCATCCTCGAAAAGTTGGGTGAGAACCCCATCGGGCCTGAAGGAGATGTGCTGTGGGCACCCGTGAATATGACCAACGCGGCCAACCTGATCCCCAAGGCACCTGACCCAGCGCCGCTCCCCCTGCTTGATCCGCCAACACCGCCAACGGAACAGCAGCGGTCGCTCCTGGCCAACTATGTCCCGGCCTTCAGCGGTCTGTTCGCCGACGGCATCGGTCGCATCACCGCGCGAAGCAAGCGTGACGAGGCGGTCGGTCCTATCCTCTCTCCGCTACTCGACTCGATGACCTCGATCATCACGACCGAGGCACGATCCGAGTTCAAGCTCCCCGACGATTGGACACCCACCAAGCCCGCCGCCGATTACCTCAAGGGAGCCGCCACACGCTCCGCCGAATGGACGGTTGAGGGTAAGGACCAGGCAGCCGGTTCCGAACTGACACGGGCCGTCCGCTCGCTCCATTACGCCATCTACCGCGACGCCTCCGCCGCCGTAGCGAAAAGGAAACTAGATGCATAAGGTCGAACGCCGCAACATCACGCACGAGTTCCGCGTGTCAGCCGAGGGCGAGCAGCCCACCATCTCCGGATACGCCGCACTGTTCGATACCCCTAGCGACGATCTCGGCGGATGGACTGAGACGATCGACCCGCACGCCTTCGATGCGCTCATCAACTCGCAGCTCGACTGCCGCGCCCTCTGGAACCACAACGCCGATTGCATCCTCGGTCGCACGACAGCGAAGACGCTCCATCTGAACATCGACGGGCGTGGCCTCGCTTACATCATCGACCCACCGGACACGCAGCTTGCGAAGGACCTCATCATCTCGATGCGGCGCAAGGATGTGACGCAGTCATCCTTCGGCTTCATCTGCAAGCGCGACCAGTGGACGGAGAACTCGGATGGCACCGTCACCCGGCGCATTCTTGAGTTCGACGAGTTGCTGGACGTGAGCCCGGTCACCTATCCCGCGTACTCCGGCACGACTACGCAGGCGCGGAGTCTACCGCCCACGGCACCGAAGGAGATCAGGTCCAAGATCGCCAAGCGTGACCTTGAGGCCACCGACGATGACCTCGACGACGGATGCGATTGCGACTGCTCCCAGTGCCTCGCTGGCGCGTGCGGAATCTGTTCGGCCATCGAGCCATGCTCGAATGCGCAGCGACGCTCGAAGCCGGTGACCGACTCTGAAGTCCGGCGCATGAAGATGCAGCTCGCGCTTCTCGCCACTCGGTAGACCACCCCACAACTTTGCAGCAGGCAGACGACGCCGCCCATATGGCTCGCGTTCGTTCGCAGTCGTGTGCCTCCTGAGCTGAGACGGATCGCCCGCCGCGACCTCCGGTCCTGCACCAACCCACCGAAAAGGAAACACCCATGCTTCTGAACACTTTGCAGGAAAATCGTAACAAGATCATGGCCGACGCGACGGCCCTCGTGGCGGGCACTGAAGTGACCGCCGAGCAGCGGAGCCAGTTCGACAAGATGCTGGCCGACGTGGCCACCATCGACGGCGACATCGTCCGCGTCAAGGCAGTTGAAGAGCACCGCGCCGCCATGCGTGAGCCGGTCAACCAGCCCCGCCCCAACCCCGGTGAGAGCAACGACCCCGAAGAGCGTGCAGAGGTTCGCAATGCCCGCACCAAGGCTTCGTTCCGCACCTATCTCGCGACCGGCCAGAAGGAAACCCGCGACCTGACCTCCGTCAACGCAGGCGTGGCCATCCCGACCCTGTTCAATCCGCAGGTGATTGAGGCCAAAAAGAGCTACGGCCAGATTTATGACCTCGTGACGCTGATGGAAACGGATCACGGCAACCCAATCAAGCTGGTTTACGACAACGACACGGCGAACGGACTGGTTCCGGTCACCGTAGGAACCTCCGCTGGCGAGGTCGATCCGGTCATCACCGGCGCGACGCTTCAGGTCGACAACTTCACCACCGGGATCATCAAGGTCGACAACGGCCTCCTGAGCGATGCGGGCTTCGACCTGGACGCTTTCATCCGCGACAAGTTCCTCAAGCGCTTCTACCGTGGCGCGTCCAGCCTGATCCTTGCCGGTGATGCGGCTTCGGTCGCTTCTCTGACCTCCGCGTACTCCGCTGGCTTCATCTCTGCCGTGACCAACAAGCTCGGCTACGGCGACTTCGCCACCGCGATCGGTACCCTCGATCCGGCCTACCAGACCAACGCTGTCTGGGCCATGTCCAACGCGACGCTCGCCTACGTCATCTCCCTGGTCGACACCAATGGTCGTCCTCTGTTCCTGCCCGACTACGGCGCGGCAGCGAGCGGGTTCGTCGGAACCATCCTGGGCCGTCCGGTCAAGTTGGTCACGCAGCTCCCGATCGTCGCGACCGGTAACGTCCCCGTTTTGTTCGGCGACTTCAAGGAGGGCTACACCTTCCGTCAGCAGAAGCCTGGAATCGGCATCCTCCGCCTCAATGAGCTTCTGGCAGCTGGTTTTGAAACGGGATTTATCGGGTTTTGCCGTGTCGGCGGTGTCGCTACCAACGCGGGCATTCCCCCGGTGATCGGAATCACGATCAAGTAACCCACAAGGTTACACATAAACCCCGAAAGGGGCATGGAACTTCCATGCCCCTTTTTCTTCCACCCCTGGACGAACCTCGCCGATGCAGCTAAACACCCAACTCATCACGCCGCCTACCGTCGAGCCGGTCACGCTCGCCCAGGCGAAGCTGCATTGCCGTGTCGACTTCACCGACGATGACGCACTCATCACCGCGTACATCACGGCTGCTCGACAGTACGCCGAGAAGTACACGGGACGCGCGTTCTTCAATCAAACCTGGTTGCGCACCCTCGACTTCTTCCCGCTCTACGGCGACTGCAACGCCACTCGCACTCCCTCCCAACGCCACACCTGGCCTTACGGGACATGGTACTGGGATCAGGTGACCATCGAGCTCCCGACGCCTCGCACGGTGAGCGTCACCTCGATCACCTACCTCGACAACTCCGGTACGTCCCAGACTCTTCCCGCATCGGCCTACACCGTCGACACGACCTCCGTCCCCGCCCGCATCGTTCCCACGCAGGGAACCTTCTGGCCGATCATCGCCGCCTACCAGCCGGGATCAGTCCGCATCACCTACGTCGCCGGGAGCTACGGCGATGGCGCGACTGTGAATACGTGCCCACAAACGATCGTGATGGCGATGTTGCTCCTGATCGGAAATTGGTATGAGAACCGTTCCTCCACCTCTGCGCAGAGCCTCAAGGCGATCCCGATGGGCGTCGACGCTCTCCTCTCTCTGGAGCGGGTCCAAATTGTGGGGTACCGCTAGATGGACATCGGCACCCTCAATAAGCGTGTGACCATTCAGACGCAAAGCGCCACGCAGGATGTATTCGGGCAGCCCGTGCAGACCTGGACCACCACCTACACCTGCTGGGCAAGCATCGACATCCAGGCCTCTCAGCTCATCTACTCGACCGCCGAATTCTTGGACAAGGTCACGCACCGGATCACCATCCGCTGGACCTCCTCGGTCATCATCAGCGCCAAGCAGCGCATCGTGTACACCGAGCCAAGCACCGGCGTGGTCCACACGTACGAGATCCAGGCCGTCGTCAACGACAAGGCCGCAAACCGTCAGCTCACGCTCATCTGCTACGAGCTGGGCGCTCAGGAGTAGACCCGCATGGTTGAGTCTGCTCTGTACACCGCCCTGAGTTCTGCCGCGATCGTCACCGCACTCGCATCGACGCGCATCTACCCGCTGCTCGTGCCCACCGATTCGAGTCTCCCCGCCGTCGACTACTCGATTGTCGTCGGCACGTCGAAGGGCACCTTCACCACGCGCGGCATGGGCACCTATCGCGTCGAGGTCAATTGCTGGGGCGCAACGTATGCCGATGCGGTGAACCTCCGCGCCGCCGTCAGCAAGGCCCTCGACGGCTACACCGATGGCACGATCACCGTGCGCATCATCGGCCCCCGCGACTTCTTCGATTACGAGCTACTGCAATACAGGGCGATGGTTGAGTTCTACGTCTACGCTCCGCTCCAGTAGTTTTCCCCTCCACCACTTCCTCCGCACCACCCCACCTCATCACCAGGAGTAATCCCCTATGTCTGTTACCCTCGCCGCAGGTCAAAACGCCGCCCAGGTCGCCGGAACCGGCTCCATCCTCTCGATCGGCGGTCCCGTTGGCACCACACCCTCCTGGCTCACCGTCGGAGCCGTCGCCGACTTCGCCACTGCCGGTCGCAAGCGCTCTGTCGTGCAGTCCACAACGTTCGATTCCCTGGGAATCGTGCAGAAGCTCGGCACCACGCTCGACCTCGGCACCGCGACCTTCACCGTTGAGCGCGTCTCGAACGACGCCGGTCAGCTCGCATGCGTGGCGGCGAACGTCGCGGGCGGATCGTACCAGTTCGAGCTGCAACTGCCGATCAACTCACTCATTGGCCAGGTGACGAAGGGCGACCTCATCCTTTTCAGCGGAATCGTCACGGAGGGCGGCAACTTCAACGTCGACATCGACAAGGTGTCGCAGTTCAAGTTCACCGTCGACCTCATCGCCTACTCCGTCACCGCAGGCAGCTAAGCCGGATGGCCACCTCTCGTCAGAGGTGGCCGCCTCACTCGTAACCGTTCCCTGCACAAAGGATCACGCGCATGTCCCATCCCGTCGCACATAACCCGGCTGTCGACCCGACGCTGCCGAAGGTCCCGCTCAAGCTGGGCCGCGCCACGTATCACCTCTGTTTCACCTTCGCCGCGCTCCCTCTCGCCGAGGCCGAGTTCCGGAAGCAAGGCGTTGAGGTGAACCTACTCTCCGCTCTCGATCTCTCCTCGCTCGACGCGACCAAGTTCGTGCCCCTGCTTTACGCAGGCCTTCTGACGCATGACCCGGCGATCACGCCAGAGCAGGCCGCCAAGCTCGTCACTCTCCGCAACTACCCGGCCATCTACCAGGCAATCGGTGAAGCCTTCGTCGCCTCCCTCGCCGAGCCGGAGGATGTGCCCCCTTTGGATCAGGCGGCGGAGTAGCTCAGCTCTCCGCCGAAGCGATGTGGATGGGCCTATGGGCTACCGCCCGCTATGATCTCCGCCTCTCTGATGAGGAGTTCTGGGCGCTCACGCCGAGACAGTTCGATGCGCTCGTCAGGCGGCACCGGCGTCACGTTGAGTCACAAGAGTTGCTGTTCGGGCAGCTCACATCTTGGGTGGCGAACACGGGTTTCCGCACGACTGCCGAGCCGACCACACCGACCGACTTCATGCCGTCCCGCTGGGCCAAGTCCACGCACCCGGCACCCACCCCACCAGTCTCGACTCAGGACCGCTTCGCCGCCGCTACGGACGCGCTGCGCATGTGCTTTGCAGGAAATCCATGGCAGACGGAATCAGCATAGACGTTCAAGGTCTCGCAGCCATCCAGGCGCAACTCGACGCCCTCACCAAGGAAGCCGGTGACCGCGCCATCCGCAAGGCTCTCCGCGCCGGTGCCGAGGTCGAGAAAGCGGCGATCGAGGAAGCCGCACCGGTGAAAGATGTCACCGGGGGAATCCTTCCCGCTGGCGCTCTCAAGAGCGACATCACGATTCGCATGTCCAAGGACGAACAGGGCACCATCATCGCTATCGTCGGCCCGGGCAAGCTCACCAAGTGGGTCGCCCGGCTTGTGGAGTATGGCCACCGGCTTGTGCGTGGTGGACGTTCCCGCGTCCTCGCGAACGGCAAGACCAAAGGCCCCGGCAAAGAGATCGGGACCGTACAAGCACACCCATTCATTCGCGCCGGTTATGAGGCGAGCCGCCAGGCCGTCGCCGACGCCATCTGCACCACTCTCGCCACCGAAGTTGAGAGAGAAGCCAAGAGGAAGTAATGCCTGAAGCCGCCGGTAACGTAAACATTGTTCTCTCGGTGAATAAGTCGAACTTCTCCGAGGCCATGGCGGACGCACAGAAGCAACTCGACCAGTTCGCAGGTAAGTCGAAGGCCGCCGGTCACGCCACCGTCTCAGGAATGCAGGCTGCATCCGCCTCGATCCGGCTCCTCGAAAACCCGCTGGGCAACAACACCCGCGCGATCGAGCGCCTGCTCTCCCAGTCGAAGCTCCTGAGCTCGGTGATGAAGGCCGCGTTCCCAGTCGTCGGCGCGGTCGCGATGGGCATGGTCATCGCCAAGCTCGGCGCGGATGTCGTCAAGTTTATTGACCAGGTGCGTGCGGTCCCCAGGGCTCTCCAGCAGGGCTTCGATTCGCTGAACCTCTCGATGCGGTCCACCAACGATGCGCTCGATCTGACCAACGCGCGTCTCGCGAATGAGATCGCCAAGCTCGAAGGTAAGCCCCAGAACAACCTCCGCACCGCGCTCGCTGAGTCCCGCGTCGAAGCCGATAAGCTCGCCACGTCACTCGGGAACGACGCGAAGGCGGTCAACGATCTGCTCACCGCGAATAAGATCGGGCTCCTCGGCCAGTTCATGGGAAAGGCGAACACGCTCAGCGTCTCCAGCTCAGTTCAGAGCTACATGAACGACCTTCAGGCGCTCGGCAATGCGCTCTCGGTCGCCACGTCCAAGGGCGACACCGCCGCCGCCAACTCTCTCAAGCAACAGATCGCCGCGAAGCAGGACTCCGGACTCCAATACGCTAAGAGCAAGCTGTTCGTCACCGACAACCCATCTCTCGCCGGTCCGGATGACGGCATCATGGGCGGAGATCAATCCGGCAACCGCGCGATCCTGCTTGGGTTCCAGGGCGTGCTGCTCAACAGGCAACACAACGAGCAGTCCGAAGACACCAACGGCCAGCTCACCCATCAGAAGGAAGTCGACGAGGCCGCCAAGGCCCAGGCAGAAGCCCGCAAACAGGCCGCCCGCGCCGCGCTTGAAGCCCAGAAGAAAGCCGCCGCTGAGCAGCTCCAACAGTGGGAGGCGGACAACTCTGATTGGAAGGCCGCGCAGGATCGCTCCCTCATCGACGATGCTCGGTGGTGGAACGCCAGGCTCGCCATCCTCACCACGAACTCGACCAACTACAAGGCCGTCTCCAAGAAGGTCAACGCCGACATCATCGCCAACAACCGCGAGCTCGCCGAGGCCCGTGAGGTATGGGCGAAGGACTTCATCTCCGACACCAACGCCCACGGCGGCGCGGCGAAGGAAGATGTCGAGGGCGTCAACGTCGACGGGCAGACCAACGCCGCCTGGATCGCCTCACTCCGCGCCGGAATCGACCTCCAGAAGCAGCAAGCCAACGCAGTCGCCGAGGCCTCGCTCCAGATGGCCGTCGCAACCGGGCAGATGTCCAAGCTCGACGCGGCCCAGGTCCAGGCCAACATGCATACGCAACAGTATGTGGAGGCCATGCAGGACCTCAGGGATGCGCGTGCTGCGGTTGACGCTAACGGCTCCCTCACTGACGCACAACGTCGGGCTCAGCTCGCGGGTGTCGATAACCAGATGGCCGCGCTCAACGGCTCACGCCAGCTCCAGGTCCAGCAGGATCAGCAGGCGATGAACCCGAAAGGCTCTCTCGCTTCGACCGGCTTCGTGGATGCGCTCGATGACTTCGTGATCTCCACTCGCGACGCCGCCGGGCAGATGCGCGAGATCACCACCTCGACGCTCAACTCGGTCAACGGCGAGATCGTGAAAGCCATCTCCGGTCAGCGGACGAACTTCTCCAACATGGGCGCGGGCATCTTCCGCAACGTCGCCGGTGTCGGCCTTCAGAAGGCAGAGGGCTCCGTCCTCGGCGCTCTCGGGTTCGGTGGCAAGGCCGATGGATCGAAGTCGAACCCGCTGTATGTGCGGATCGCCGATAGCCTCGGCGGCGCTGCGAGTTCGGTGGGCTCGATCGCGTCTTCGGTCGGTGGCAAGGTAGGCGGTTGGTTCAGCTCCTTCGCCGGTATGCTCCCTGGCTTCGCTGGCGGCGGCGCTATCTCCCCCGGGACGATGGCCCTTGTCGGTGAGCACGGACCGGAGGTCGCATACTTCGGCTCCGGTGCAAGCATCACGCCCAACCACCAGCTCTCACGCATCGGCGGCGGCAGCGGTGACACGCACATCCATGTCGACGCCACCGGATCAACCGATCCGGCACAGACGGAGGCAGCCGTGATGCGTGGTATCTCGACCGCCGCGCCTCACATCGTCGCCGCCAGCTCACGGTCCCAAGCCGAGGACGCCCGCCGCACTCCCGCCTCCCGCCGCAAGTAACCGACCCCACAACACCCGCTCGTGCATCGCCCTGCTCACACGGGGCGACGCCGAGCCCCGCCTCAAGGACTCCTCATGCCAACTGGCTACACTCAGGTATCCGCCGCCGCGCTCAAAGATGCGACCGGCACTCTCGTTGCCAACGCCACGATTACGTTCACACCCGTGAACAATGCGGGCGTACCGATCTCATTTAAGGCCGGTGGCGGCGGACAGACTATCTCTACCCATGTATCCGCAACCGTGACTCAGGGTGTCTTCTCCATCCAACTGGCGGACACGACCCTCACCACGCCAGTGAACGTCGGCTACGCCGTGACACTGGTCGATAACCTAACGGGCGAGCAACTGCTCGGGCCAGGGTACGGATGCGTGCAACCATCCGGTGCCGCGTGGAGTTTTGATGCTTGTGTCCCTAATCTTGCTGGTCTAGTAGCAGTCCAGACCGGTCCCGCAGGGACGCTTGCAGTCGGAAACGTGACAACCGGAGCAGCGGGATCCCAGGCGACAGTCTACAACTCGGGCAGCGCAACCGCTGCTGTGCTCAACTTCAACATCCCTCAAGGTGCTACAGGGGTTCCCGGTGTCGTCACTGCGACCGGAACAAACGGGGGCTTCAGTGTACCGGGTGCACTTTCGAGCAAGACCACCAACGGTGTTCAGAACGCTTCAATGTGGGGCAATACTCCCGGCGTCTTCGATGAGACGGGCGTCATCAATGCGCTGGCAAGTGGTAACGGCACGCACATCCTGGTGAATGCTGCGCACACTATCCACAACCCCATCAGTCTTTCGCATAACAACATCGTGATCGAAGGTACGGCAGGCGCGTCCCTGACGATGGCGGCGAACGCAACGATGTTCCGTTCAACGACCACCATTGATTCCGTTGAGTTCCGCAACCTGACGATGGACTTCTCCGCGCTCACACCGAACACGGTGGACCCATTCAGCCTCTACAACGTAAGCGACCTCAAGTTCATCAACTGCACCATCACTGGTCTGACCGGATACGGAATACGCCTCGGTGGCAACAACCGCGTGTTCTTTTCAGGGTGCAAGATCGTCTCGCGCTCGATCTCAATCCAGGTACTCGGACCCATCACGGATTTGCGAGTCATCGGCTGCACCATCCATGGTCAGGTGGGTGTTCAGAACAACTCTGGAGGCACGCAAGGTCAGTACATCGACATCTCGCATAACACCATCTACAACGACACTGGGACGGGCGGTGGATGCCTGTTGATTCAGGACGCCGGGCCAAACGACGGGATCGGAAGCGATCCAGGGACGACCGCCCCTTCCAAGTTCTGGTCCCTTTGCTACAACAAACTCATCATCAGCAACACCACGCAGGCTAACCCTGCATTCGGGGCAGCCTCGCTGGTGTCCCCTGACTGTATGAACTTCCAGTTGATCGGCAACTCTGTCGATGGGGCTGGTCAGTATTACAGCTATGGTCCGTGGGAGATTGGCGTCAGCAACGGAATCGTCGCGAACAACGTTACGATGTGCGGCGGAGACCCGCTCGCAGCCAACGGTGGCGCAGGACAAGGCTACAGTGCTTGGTTCCTCTACTCCCAGAACATCAAGTTCTACAACAACCTCACCAATGGTTGCGGGAAGACCGGGAGACTCTTGTTCGTGCAGGCGCAAGGCAGCGCTGACAACATTGAAATTTCCAACAGCGCCTTCGTTGCAGACCCAGGTTACGGAGCGGCCTATGGTATCGCTCTTGCTGTACCGAGTGGATCGGTAAACGGTGTGTTGAACAGTATCCGCAACGTGAAGATTACCAACGTTGACTTCGTTGGTACCTTTTCCTCTCAGGCCGTCAACATGGATAACAGCACCGGAACGGACGCTACCTACTTCACGGCCTTGCTGGATGGGCTGAACTTTATGACCACAGGGACGACCATCGGGATTGACGCTTACAAGGTCACCCTCACCTTGGGAGCACTTCATGCCCCAAGTAGCATGACCACTCCCTTTCTTAATGGCGGGAGTTCTTGCGTTATGGTGTCGTTCAATTACAACATCAGCCAACTGAGCTCCCCAACGTTCTTAAACCCAACGATGGGCTTGAACGGCACAACCGGCGGATCAACTCTAAACATGAGTGATTCAAGCAGCGCTCAAGCGTTCTACGTGGGTTTGAATGGCGACATCTATTTCAACTTGATGGCCGACAAGAGCATGTACTTCCGAACGAAGAACTACACCCAGGCTCTCCAAATCAACTCAAATGGCATTTTCACGCCGTATACCTTGAACGCCGGAGCTGTGTACGCGCCGAATGGTCTGGGCACATTTAGCGCATTGAGGCTAAGCCAAACGCCGGCAGCTTCTACCACGGCGAGTGACCATTCCATTCCGGTGACACTGAATGGGACAACGTACTACCTGCGGCTCAGCTCAACGCCCTAACTCAGGGCGTTTGAATTCCTTCAGCAGACGTCAACGTCGCTGAACTGCCCATCCTCGCTCCCTCTCCACCCGTAAGGACCCGGTACATCATGTCGACCTCCACCATCCCCCTCAACGGAGGGACGATCTCGCTTGTCTCCCTGCCGACTTGCACCGGCCTTAAGTCGGTCGAGTTCGCGATGACGGATCAAGTCGCCATCGTGAGCTCGCCCTTCACCGGTCAAACGCAGGCGCAGCAATGGCCAGGCGCTGATTCATGGACCGGCACACTGACCTTGCCTCCGCTTACGCAGGATCAAGCGGACGACTGGATCTCGTTCGTGATGGAACTGCGAGGTATGGCCTACGCCTTCCAGGTTGGCGACCCCATGAAGCGGACGCCGCGAGGAAGCGTTACATCCTCCTCGGTGCCGGTGGTCGACATGAGCACGGCGGGCATGAACATCGCCGGTGCCCAGACGCTCTACACGCGCGGATGGGCAACCAACGCTTTCGGCTTGTTGCTCCCGGGCGACTACATGCAAGTCGGCTACCGGCTCCATCGTGTGCTCGACCGCGTGAACTCCGACGCCAACGGCAAAGCTCAGATCAGTGTCTGGCCCTCGTTGCGAGAACAGCCCACTGACGCGGAGCCGATCGTCCTCAACAATCCGGTGGGACTCTTCAGGCTCGCGAGTAACAAGCGCACCTGGTCCGCCGATGCCACTCTCCTCACCTCCCTGAGCTTCACCATCCAGGAGTACCGCTAAATGTCACGCGACCTTGACCCACAACTTGCGACCGGCCTCAGTGCGGGACTCATCGGTCCGGTCATCCTGGTGCAGCTCACGTTCCGCTCGCAGACCTGCTACGCCTGGTCCGGTGTGGGCACTCTTGTGTGGAACGGCAACAGCTTCTTGGGCGTTGGATCGCTTGGCAAACTGGGCACGATCACCGAGGGCTCCGACGTGAAGGCGGACGGCACCACGCTTGAGCTCAGCGGGATCGACAAAGTCTTCCTGGGCGAATGCCTCACCGACATCCAGATCGGGGCACCGGCGAAGGTGTGGTTCGGCAACATGCTGAACGGCGTGCTCATCGGCGCTCCATACCTCGTCTTCAGCGGATGCATCGACAAGCCCACATTCTCGATCGGCGGCGACACGGTCACCATCCGGCTCGCCCTGGAGAACCGCCTCATCGACCAGGGCCGCGCCACGATGAGCCGGTACACATCGGCGGATCAGCGGGTCAAGTACCCGGATGACACCGCGTTCGTGTGGGTGGAATCCCTGAACGATCAAGCCCTAGTCTGGGGCAGCTAAGCCCCTCCTCACATTCCCAAAGGATCACCCTCATGCCACTCCCCAAAGTTGAGCACTGGCAGACTCGTGCCTTCCACAACTACCTGCTCGATCACGCGCATACACCCTTCGAGTGGGGCGTGAACGACTGCTGTCTCTTCGCGGCAAACGCTATCCAGACCAACACCGGCGTCGACATCGCGGATGACTTCCGTGGCAAGTACACGGACGAGGCTTCTGCGTTCGCGCTCATCAAGAGCGTCACCGGTGGCACCACCGTCGCCGACGCCGCTGCCCATTGCGCGGCGAAACATGGCCTGGTCGAAAACACGCATCCGCTGATGGCGAAACGCGGTGACCTCGTCGTCATCGGCAACGGCGACACGCTCATCTGCGGCGTGGTTCACCTCAACGGTCGCCACGTCGTGAGCGTTACCGACAAGGGACTTGTACGACTGCCGATCTCCAAGGTCACACGAAGCTGGGCCGTCTAGCGGTCGCCACATCCACGATCCACCATGAGCCGCCTCCGGGCGGCCTTCGCACGTAAGGACGCACACCATGAGCAAGGCCATCGAGGGAGCCGCAATGATCGGCGGGGCTGCCATTCTAGGCGGCCTCATGTTGTTCCCGGGTACCGCCGCTTTCTTCAACAACCCGATCTTTTACAAGGCCCTCGAAGGGCTCGCTCTCGGCGGAATCTCGATGGAGGCAGGTTCGATCGCCTCTGCGTTGACAAGCAATCGCGGGATGAACATCACCACGCGCCAGTCCGCAGCCGCGCGGCAGATCATCTACGGGACCCAGCGTGTCGGCGGCGTGATGATATACAAGTCGACCACCGGCTCCAAGCATGACCAGATGAACTACGTGATCGTGATCGCCGGTCACCCCTGCGATGCGATCGTGAATTTGTACCTCGATGGGCGACAAGTCTTCTGGCAAGAGGGCTCAGTCGGCAACTACACGCAGGGTGGCGTGAACTTCGGTGGCCATTGCGATGGCAACGACCACGTCGGCCCGAATGGTGTGAAGTACAACTTCGGCGCTGGGAACGTTTATTGCCAGGCGTACATGGGTCACCAGACCAACCAGCCCAACACCGTGGCTGGTGGTGGTTATGACACCGGGTTGCACGCGAACGATCCGGTGTGGGGCCCTTCAGCGGAAGGTCTGCCCTATGTCGGCGGATGCACCTACGTGTACTTGAAGATCGAGTACAACACCACCACCTTCCCCGCCGAGCCTGAGATTCGCTTCACCGTAAACGGCAAGAACGACATCTTCGACCCACGCACCGGGACCACCGGCTTCACCACCAACTGGGCGCTGATCGTCGGAGATGTCATCACCAACACTGAGTTCGGCCTCGGCGATCCCACGGTCAATCAGGACCAGCTCATCGCGGCGGCGAACATCTGCGACGAACAGATTGCCCTCGCCGCTGGTGGCACTGAAGCGCAGTACGCCTGCTCATACCACTACGACACGGGCACCGGCCCCGGTGACGTACTCGCGACGATGATGGACGGCGCTGCGGGCCGTCTCTCGCGCATCGGTGGCGAGTGGTACATTTGGCCCGCTGCCTGGCTTGGACCCGCCTTCAGCTTCGACTCGAACGCGCTCACCGGCACGATCGAGTGGAACGCCTACCGCTCCGAGTCGGACCTGGTGAACCGCGTCACCGGCACCTATCTCGCGCCGAACTTCCCGTACAACATCGCAGGCAATCTCTATGACGCGAATGGCTACTGGCAAGGCGAGATCCAGAACAACTTCGGGTACGCATTCCAACCAACCAACTTCCCCCAGTACGCCGAGGACACGCTTCACGGCTATGCGAGCGATCAATGGTTGAACGCCGACGGTGGTGTCTTCCATCCGAAGGAACTCACGCTCTCGACCGTGCTCTCGGTGACCCAGGCTCAGCGCATCGCGAAGATCACCCTGGAGCGCAACAGGCAGCAAGGCATGGGGACCTTCCCTATGAACTTGAACGCCTGGCAGATGCAGCCGCAGGACGTGATGCAGTTCACCTTCGCCGAGATGGGTTGGGCGAAAAAGTTCCTGGAGATCAGCCAGGTCAACTTCCAGATCTCCGATGGCCACGATGGCACCAAGAGCGTGCTCTGCGCCATGTCGGTGCAAGAGACGGCGGCGAGCGTCTACGAGTGGACCACCACCGAGGAGCAGACGATCTACGCGGCACCGGCGATCAGCCAGACGCTGTACGTCCCCGCTGCGCCGACCAACATGACCCTGACCTCCGGCGCATCCACTGCGGTCACCGGTGCGGATGGAGTTGTGCAGCCGCGTGTGATGGTGACCTGGAACACGCCAGAAGACATCCTCGTCACGCAGGTGCAGGTCCAGTACCAGCCGACGCTGGCCGGTGACACCACATGGATCGACGCTGGCCTCGTCGACGTAGCCAACAACGTCGCATACGTCGCCGGTGTCGTCGCTGGTGCCCCGTATAACTTCCGGCTCCGCTCTCTCAGGCCCAAGGGCGCTGCGAGTCCGTGGATCGAGGAAGACGACTACACCGTCACCCTCACGCTTTCGTCGGTCACCTCGACGGGGCAGTCGCCGAACGTCCCCTACAACACCTCGAACAACGCCACCGTCGACTCGATCGCCGAGAACGGCGCGGCGACGATTCGCGTGTATGGGCCGGGCGGAGATGGCAGCTCCTTCACGCGGTACGTGGGCGCGGTGCCCTCGACGATGAGCGCCGCTCACATCACCGGCCTTGCATTCTCGACGAGCTACTACGTCATCTTCGACACCGGCTCACGGACATACCAGGCGCTCACCAACTACAACTCCACGCTGGCTGACGCCTACATCTTCGTCGGTAACGCCGTCACCTGCGTCGCCACGTACACCGGCGGAACGGGTGGCACAGGGAGCGGCGGATCAGCAGGCGGCGGTGGCGCGAACCCTGGTGGTGGAAGGAACCCAATCATGGAGCAGAACCCGAACTAAGGAGACATCCGATGGCTCAACTCGCCAAAGCAATTCTGCTCCCGGCTCAACACCAGGAGCAGCTCATCTTCGTCGACGCATTCGGAAAGCGCGTCGACGTTTACCTCTCGTTGAGCGCCGGTCCCACCCGCGCCGACAAGATCACCTCTACGGTCGACTCCCTGAACGCCATGGAGGCGACCATCACCGCGTATGCGGCGGCCAACGGTCATGATCTGACCGAGGACCTCGCCGCCGGTGCAGCCGCAGTCGCCGCCTTCAAGGCAGCCAAGTAAAGGACCCCTGTATGACAGACGAACAAATGACCGCCTTCCGCGCCGAGATGGCCCAGGCGGTGCAACAGGCAGTACGCGAAGGGGTGGGCGCTGTAGCGACGGCCATGCGTGCTGTATCCACCGAGCGCCCACCACCGCCTGGGCGGGCGACAAAGGTCCATAACCCGCTGGCCATCATCGGCGTATGCGTCTCGCTGTTCATCCCCCTTGGCGGATGGGTGATGTCCGTGCAGTCGCGTGTCTCGGTTCTAGAGGTTCAGCAGACCTCGCTCCAGACAGCGGCGGTCGAGATCAGCGCGTTGAAGCAGGAACTCACGGACTTCCGGCAGGACTTCCGCGATTGGAAGCGCGAAAACGTGATGCGCAAGGATGCGCCGCCCCGCCTCGAAGGCAAGGAGTAACACGTGATTACAGGTAGCAGAGGGCTCGCTCTCATCGAGCGATTCGAAGGCGTGCGTCTGAACGCATACCAGGACTGCCGGGGCATCTGGACGATCGGCTATGGCCACACCGGTAAGGATGTCCACCCCGGCCTCACGATCACCCAGGAGCGGGCGGATGCCTTGCTCGAGCTCGACCTCAGGATGACCGAGGCGGCGGTGACGCACCTGGTGAAGGTGGCGCTCACACAGTGCCAGTTCGATGGGCTGGTCTGCTTCACATTCAACGTGGGGAGCGGCCACCTGGCATCATCGACGCTGTTGCGGGACCTGAACGCGGGCAAGATCACCGACGCCGACGCGCAGTTCGTGTCGTGGGATGAGGCGGGCGGAGTAGAGGTAGAGGGACTGAGGACGAGACGGTTGGCGGAGGCGGCGCTGTTCGCTCAGGCTGCGTGAAGGAGTCGGACTATCAAGGTATTAGTAAGGGCTCCTGCAACTGGCGATACCCGCAAAATCGTATATAGGATGGAAAGAATGCTCACGGATGCGCAAATTGAAAGACTATGGACGCGGAAGCTCGAAGCGGAGGCTCGCGCACTCTATTTCGCCGAGGTGGCGAATGACGAAGCGACCATACGCCGGTGCATCACAGGCGGGACCTTCATCCTGGGATCAGCCGTGATCGTGACGCTCACCACGCACCTACCCGGATGGGTTCCGATCCTGGTCACAGCGATCATAACGATTGCGAACGGCTATCAGATCGCAGTCAACCAGGAATCGAAGATCAAGACGGCGGGTAAGCTGCACCTTGGATGGGAGCGCATCGAGTGTGACTACGACCGGCTCTGGTCGCACACGGGAGACGAGGATGCGGAGCGCAGATTGCAGGACCTGCAAGAGCGGGAGCGGGATCTATCGGAGACCGGTGCAACGGAGATTGGCCTCAACAACAAACGGTGGAGAAAGTGGTGGGATCGCACCTGCGCGAAGTATGCTTCGTAGCATGGCACACGAACCCAGTTCACCCCCACCCCGGCCTCCTTCCCCAGATCCCGGACAACGCAGTAGCTGGCCTGCTCCCCCGACGAAGGCTCCACCGCCACCACCGCCGCCGAAAAAGTAGCGGTATAGCAAAAGCCCCATCACGTCTCCGTGGTGGGGCTTTCCTCGTTGGAGATTAGTCGGGCTACTCCGCGAACCGGTTCAACCGGGCATCGAGGTCCTCTACCGAGGTTGCATCGGCTACGGCCTCGATCAGGGACATGTGGTTGGTCTCCAGTTGCGCCTCGATCTCGCGCACATGCGCCTCGTAAGCAGGGTAGAGGTCCATCCGGTCGAAGTCGCGCAGGTTGGAGCGGAGTTCGCGCAGGGCGAGCAGAAGGACCTGATGCGGTTCAGACTTCAAGAGCCAGGTGGCATTGCCGTCACGGTGATGGTCAAGGGCGGCACCCATGATGCGATCGACCCGGCCCGTCTCGGGATTGCGGAGGAAGAGAGGGTGTCCGGCCTTGTCGGTCGCCTGGGTGAGTGTGTCGACCTCATGGCTCGTGAAAAAGGGATTATCGAGACCGGCGTTCTCGATGAAGATCCGGCGGAGTGTGGGGGTGAGTTCGCCGGGGGCGATGGTGGTCAAGTTGGTCATTTGAGCTCCTTACCCTGGGTCCGGTAGTCGAGTTGTTCGCTGGCGCTGCGAAAGTAAGCCCCCACCACTGCGACGTGGTGGGGGCTTACGTGTGTCTGGACCGACTCGATTGTGTGATATCTCAGCAGGTTAGGAGTTCAGCGGGCTCACTAACAGCATTCGTCCAGTTGAGGTGGGCGAGCTCCGCGTCGCGCTCTGCTGACTGTACGCCCTGGAGACCCGCCCGGCGCATTGCGGCCATGAGGGCGAAGTTGATTGCCCCCAAGAATCTCCGGATGTCGACCCGCTCACCAATGATGGCACCGTCCCGCTCGGCGCTTGCGGTGCAGGCGGCGACCCGATCGAGGTGATCGGCAACCGGGGAGCTGAGTTGAGCCTCAAGTCGACCGACTAAGGCGAGCCGCTCGTCCGAGGTGGCGTCAGGGGTCCGGTGTAAGGTGTAGCGGCTGAGGTAATTCGGGTACCGCTCAGCGAACTCGGCGAAGTTTAAGGGTGCGGTGAAGGCGTCCGATGCGATCATCGGGGTACGAGGGGTCGTGGGGCTGCTCATATCAGTCTCCATGAGCCTCCGAACGGTGTCAGCCGTCCGGGGCCGGGTGGTGGTTTCGCCATTGCCCAGCCCCTCGATCGAGAAGCCGGGTGCCGGGTAACTGCCAGGTTAATGCCAGCGCAAGCTCGATGGCAAGCGCGCCAGCGGTGGCACCGCTGTCATCGCGATGGGTGACGATGTCGCTTGCGGCAGGGGAGGGCTAAGTCTCTGATGTCATCCTCAACACCCGCGACAGCACAGGTATAGGGCTCATTGTTTTCAGCCTCCGGAACCGCACCTAGACGTGTGTCACACACAACGCAGCCCGTTTCCCACAAGGATTTGTCTCAGTGGATAACTGCGCAGGACATACGATAAGGGCAGGCGAGGATTGGAACGGCTCCAACCCCAACCTGCCTCACCTCGCCTTGCGACTAGGCCCCGGAGGGAACGTCCAACACTCCCTCCGGTGATCGCACCTTCAGTCTACAGACCACCGGCCTGTGCGCCCGTGTGAAAAAGGACCTCCGAATTACTGGCACACTCACCGCAATGAAGGTAGGCTACCTCAGCTTTCCGTACTGCTCCGGCATCAAGCTCAGCCACACCCCTCCCCGTCCGATCCCGATCCCATGCTCGATCGCCTGCCTCCCCGCCAAGTCGAACACAGCGCCGCCACGCTTCGCCATGTCGATCACCTTCTCGGGCTCCTGGAACGTGAGCTTGCGGGGTAGCGGCGTCTTGAGGTCTTCCTCCAGAAACTGACAGTACCAGCCGCCCCTGGCCAACATGAAATGCATGTAGACCCGCCGCCGAGGAGCGCAGCGGTCGCAGTATCGCTCCCGGGCGGGGCCGGGGGGCAGGGACGACTTACAGGTGCAGCAGATGCGGCCTGACTCCCGCTGCCTGGTTGTGGATGCACGCTCTCCGCCCATGAGGCGAATATAAGGCGAAGGGCTGTGGAGGTGCTTTATGCAGTCCGCTGTGTCTCTCTGGTGCATGTTCTGGTGCATGTTGGTTGTGTACTTTACTGCGGCATGCTGCAAGCAACTGCATGGAGACTCTTCGCTCTAACGTCTTCATTACATGGTACTTATGCGGCACTCTGCGATCATTTGCGACTTCCTGCAACCGCGTCAAAATTGGACTTAAAATCCGCAGCTGCGAGAGCGGCGTGGGGGTTCAAGTCCCCCTCCGGGCACCAAGCTCATCAATGACCTGACAAGTAAGCTGCCCTCGCGTGTTGCAAGGGCAGCTCGATCCCAGACGCGTCGCATGCAGACGAGTTGCAGCTTCCGGACTCCCACTTGCCAGAGCTAGCCTAAGCCGTCGGCTCGTCCTTGTCGTCCATCACCAGGATCTGCAGGCTCAACGGAGGTTCCAGCATGCAGTCGAGTTGCCCCATCGAGAGCACCGCCCTATCGATCGTGCTGGTCAGGCAGGGCTCCGTAGTCACCACAAAGGCCAGCCGGTGCTTGGGATAGCCCGGACGCTGCAACAGCGAGTCGATGTTGGCACCCACCTTCGACAACGCTCCGGCAATTGCCGAGACGATCCCGGGCTTGTCGTCGACGATGAACCTCAGATAATACGGAGCGACCGAGTCTCCGGTCACCGCGCTCGCATGCACCGGAAGCGAAACGCTGCGGGCACCCTGCGCCACCGCGAGCAGATCGGAGACGACCGCCACTGCCGTTGCGTCTCCGCCCGCGCCATGCCCGGAGAAGACCACATCGCCGCCGAACCGGCCCGTAGTCACCACCATGTTCTGCGTCCCATGGGACCAGGCGATTGGCGATTCACGCGGCACGAGCATGGGCGCCACCCGGGCGTACATCCCCTCGCCTTCCG